CTTCGAGGGTGAAGGGAGTCGAGATCGACGACAGCAGGGCCAAGAGGTCGGGCGTCTCCGAGGGCAGACCGCCGACCAGAGTCGGCAGACCCGAGGGCGGAGCCGGCAGTTCGGGCAAGCCGGGCATTGCCGGCAGCAGGCCATCCGACAGGGCGGGGAGGCCCGAGGGCGGGGCCGGCAGGGCGGGGAGGCCCGAGGGAGGTGCGGGCAGGGCGGGGAGGCCCGAGGGAGGGGCCGGCAGGGCGGGGAGGCCCGAGGGCGGGGCCGGCAGGGCGGGGAGGCCCGAGGGAGGGGCCGGCAGGGCGGGGAGGCCCGAGGGAGGGGCCGGCAGGGCGGGGAGGTGGGGCGCCGACTGCCCGGCGTTGTTCTCGAAGTTGCCCTGGCCACTGTTCTGGCCGATGCTCATGAAGCTGCCCTCTCCGAAGTGGTTCTCTTCACTCTCGGAGGTGTCGGCCATTGCACCTGCTCCGGACGCCAGCAAAAGCCCGGAAATCGTGGAAACCAGCACAATACGTCGCATGGGGGAAACTCCTCAATTCTTCTGGGGGGATGGGGGAACCCCCGCCGGAGCGGTATATTCGCCCTCCTTTCGAAGCACTCCTCCCTCGCGCCTCAATTGTCTGGCTCGGAAATGAAAAAACGGGGCCGCCCCGGAAGGGCGACCCCGTCGATTAGAACCCGCCGGCCGAGTTACGGCAGAGTCGGGGGCGGAGGCAGGCGGCCGGTCACGTGGCCGAGGATGGTGTCCAGGCCCAGGTTGCCACCGGGAAGAGCGGGCGGGGGACCGCCGCTGGGCGGAGCCGGAAGGCCGCCGCTGGGCGGAGCCGGAAGGCCACCGCTGGGCGGAGCGGGCAGGCCACCCTCGGGCAGATGCGGGCCGCAGGGGGGCGGGGTCAGCTCAGGGGGCGGGGGCGGTGCTGAGAGCCCGGCGTTGTTCTGGAGGTTGTTCTGCCCGCTGCCCTGGCCGTTGTTCTGGAGGTTGCCCGGGGGGCAGTCCGGCTCGGTCGCCTCGTCGTTCTCGGCGCGCTCGTGGTTGTTGCGGCGCCGCTCCGTCGACTCGTTGTGGTGGCGGTGACGGCGGCCCTTGTGCTTGGCGCTGGCCCCGGGTGCCGCGGTGACGAAGAGAACCACGAAAATGGTGAGAAACAACATGAGACGTCTCATCTGGACGAATTCCCCCAATATTACCCAGCGACCGCCGGCATATTTACCCGACCATGCGGTATATTCGCCCTCTTTACCGGCAGTCCTCCCGCTGGCGCAATGACCTCATATAGGGCTGATCGAGGAGCTGTGCCGCACAGCGCTCTATAGCGCCCGGTGGGTCCGCGAGGGACAACCTGGCCAGTGATCTTGCCTTCGCCGGTACGTTCTGCCTAGTGTTTCGCCCCGGCAGCACCACTTCTGGGACTTCCGTCGGGCCACCTCTGCACTCCTGGCACTTCTATTTCCCCGCGCCTTCCCGTCCCTTCTTCGCGGAGGATGCCTTGACCGACACGATTGCCGTCCGCCCCTGGACCGACCCGGTCATCGACACGCTGGGTCACGATCCCCGCTCTCTCTACGTGGAGACCTTCTACCTGCCGAGCCTCGGGCCCACCACCCTGCTCCTCCTGCGCCGGCTGGCCGCCTGCTTCGAGGAGCACCCCGAGGGCACCGAACTGCCGCTGGCGGAGACGTCGCAGTCGCTCGGCCTCGGTGCCCGAGAAGGCCGCAACTCGCCCCTCTGGCGAAGCCTCATGCGCCTGGTGCAGTTCGACCTGGCCCGGGAGGACGAATTCGCCCTCGCCGTGCGCCGCAACGTCCCTCCGGTGAACCGGCGGCACATCCGCCGGCTGCCTCCGCACCTCCAGCAGGCCCACGCCGAGTGGGCCAGGGCCCAGCTGAACGAGCCGCCGCTCGAACCCGCCCGCCGCAACGCCCGGCGGCTCGCCTTCACCCTCACCGAGCTGGGCGAGGACCTCGATCACGTCGAGCGCGCCCTCTTCAGAGCAGGCTCGACTATCTACCCGGTTGAAAGGGGTCCCCCAGATGAACCGTACCCGTGCCGCCCTCCTCGCCCTCGCCCTCCTGGCCCTGGCCGGCGCAGCCGGGTACGCCTGCACCATCATCGCCCTTGGCACCCCCGACCAGCTGAGAGTCCTGTCGAACGTCCTCGTCTACGGCGGGCTGACCGCCATCGTGCTCCTCCTGATCGTCGGGCCGATCGCGCCGCCAGGGTGGCCCAAGGGCCGAGGAGGCGACGAACCCCCGCCCGACGAGCCCCCGCCGGACGACGTCGACCGGGAGCTGTGGCAGATGATCGACATGGTGGCTGCGAAGTCGGCCCGTATTTGTGGCAAATACGGACAGGATGCCGCCGGGAGCTTCGGCTCCCGGTCGGCTAGCTGGGCCAAACCGTCAAGGCGCGCTGGCGGAAGAACACCGTCCCCCCCGAGGTGCTCCGCTGCTGGAGGGTAAACGTGGTGTCGCCCGTGGAGAGCGCGGACAGCAGGTGGATGCGGGCGACGCTGGCCGTGTCCACCGCTAACCCATGCGTGCTTCCGTTTACGAAGTGGGCCGACCGCGAGTCGTCGGCGAGGGTGGTGACGGCTCCGGTCGTCTTGAAGCTCACGTAGCCGCCCTCGCCGGGCCCGCAGTCGATCTCCGCTCCCAGCATCACGACAGCCCGCCCGGCCGGGCCGATGTTCACCTTGACGCTCACAGCCGTGCCGGTCACGAAGGCGGTGGAGGCGATCCCGGTGGCGGAGCCGATCTGGGTGTTGACGGTGGCAAAGTTCGACGCCCGTATCAGCTGGGTGACGCCGGAGAGGGTAGATGGCCGGATGGCCAGGTCGTAGCGGCCGGCGGCCACCTCGCCGAGGCGCACCTGTTCGATGCCGGAGGAGTTATTGATGACCAGCCCGTAGAGGCTGTCGGACTGTTTGCCTAGTTTCGTGATGACCTTGCCGTTCGCGTCGAAGGTCTGGACTGTCTGGGTGGACGTAATCACGTTGCCGAACCGCTCCAGCTTGGCCAGCCGCTGCTCGAGGCTCTCCAGGCGGCGGGTGATTCTCGGGCCATCAAGTTCAGCCATCGCGGCGCACCGCCTTCATGGCCTCCTCGGTGGGCACCGCCTGCCGGTCCCAGCGCCGGGCCACCTCCGGCGACAGCCAATGGTCGGGGGCGACCTGAAGCCAGCCGGCGCGCTCGAGAACATTCTCGTCCTTGGACATCTGACTCCTCCAGTGCGTCACGGCCTGGTTCGCCAGGCGTTGCCGGAACTTCGCTCGAACTGAACGAGGGCCTCGACCATCTGGCGGCCGGCCTCTGCCAGGTTGCCGCCGGGGGCGACGTTGACGTTGATGTTGTAGGTGTTGCCGCCCATCCCGCCGCCAGCCGGGATGACCCGCTCGCCGGCCTGCGCCATGATGGGTACGTTGGCGCCACGCGGCCCGGGGACGATGCCACCGGAGTGCATCTCGGGCAGTTTGGGCATCTGGAAACCCTTGTCCCCGATTCCGGGGACCCAACCGGGGACCTTGAACGACAACTGGCCGACGGTGCTATTCCACAACCGGGCGATGGCGCCGAATGCGGCTTTGAACGGGGCGGAGATGATGTTGGCCAGCCCGGACAGGGCGGCGCCGATCTTCCCCGGGAGGTCGGTGAAGTTGCGGATCAGCCAGACCAGGGGCAGGTTCAGGATAACGGTCTTCACGGCCCCGAACACGCCGTTCACGATGTTCCTGAACGTCTCGGAGTGCTTGTACGCGAGTACGAGCACGGCGGCCAGGGCGGCGATACCAGCGATGATGAGGACCACAGGGTTGGCGGCCAGGAACGCCATGGCGGTACTCAGGGCGGTCACGAGGCCGATCAGCGGCCCGATGGCAGCGACCAGGCCGAGGACTACCAGGATGGCGGTCTGGGTGCCCGAGGACATGTTGGTGAACTTCTCGATCAGCGGGGTGACGAATTCCACAACCTTGCCCAGGATGGGAACAAGGGCCGACCCCATTTGCTCGGTCAACTCGCCGAGGTCGCGTTTCATCATGGCCGCCTTACCAGCGGCGGTCTCGGTGGCGGCCGAAGCCTGGCCGGAGAACAGATCCGCCAGCTTCTTGGTGGCGCCCTCGGCGGTGAGCGTCTTGTCCTTCAGGTCGAGCAGGCCGGGGACCAGCTTGTTGACGGCGGCGAACTGGCCCTCCGAGGCCTTGGTCACGGCCAGGGTCGCGGTCTCCAGCGGGATGCCCTTACCGGCGGCCACATCCATGGCGACCTCGAGCAGGTCCATGGCGTGCTCGGCCTCACCGGTCGAGCGCACGAGGGTCTCGAACGAAGGCCGAAGCTGGTCGTCGCTGAAGGTGGAGGCCTTCGTCATGGAGCCGATGAACTTCTCGATGGCCTCGATGGGAGCCTTCTCGCCCACGTTCTGGAGCGTCTTGGCGAGGTGGTCCTGGGCGGCGGCGTCCTCCACGGCAGCCTTGGTCGCCGAGCCCAGGAAGGCAACGATCGGGACCGTGGCGAACACCGACATCTTCTTGCCGGCATCCTGCACCTTGTCGCCGAAGCCCCGGGTCGTCTTGTCCGCCTGGTCCATCGCGGAATGGAACTTGGACGTGTCGGCGTCAAGGAGGGCGGTCAGGGCGGCTACCTGGATACCCATCAGCGGGGCCTCATGCCCTTCTTGGCGAGGCGCTCGGCCTTCTCCTGTTCGGCGACGAGGACGGCGTCATAGGCCATCCACTCGAGTAGTTCGCTGTAGTCCATCTGCTCGCTCATCTGCTTCACCGTCATGCCCAACCGCTCCGCTCGCTGGTAGAGGTACCGATGCTCCGGGTCGGTCAGGAACCTGCTTTTGGGGCGTCGAGATCCACCTGTGTGAACCCGAGCAGGCGCATCGCCACATTGGCCAACTTGTCCGTCGCCACCGGGTCCAGGGTGCCGACGAGATCGGTCTCATCGTCGCCGAACAGCCGCTCCCCCGTGTCTGGGTCGTAGGCGGTGGCGATGATGATGAGCGGGTAGACCCCGAAGAGGCTCGCCTCGTCGACAAGTTGCCGGGCCCTGAGTTCGCCCAGGAGACGGTTGCGCTCGGCGAGCGAGACGGAACGCACCTCGACGTCGGTGTCCCACTCGTCGATATGTACCGTCTCCGCCTTGAAGGCGGTTGCCTTGAGGATGTTGTCACGGGCGCTCACAGCTTCTTCAGCTCCTTCTCGACGGCCTCGGCGTACTCCGCAGGGATCTTGCTGGCCCTCTCGAGGAAGGCCCGCTCCAGGAACTTGTTGCCCCGCCGCTCCATCCGCTCATGGACGGCGATGGCGTAGTCGGTGTCGAAGGTGACGCCCACCTCGAGCTTGTCGCCGGACAGGTCGGACGAGACGGCGCCGCTGTCACGCAGCCGGCCCGTGTCGACGGGGGCGTTGGCCTTGGCCTCCTCTAGCACCTTGTCGGCCTCGTCGAGCATGGCCTTGGCAAGCGCCCCCGGGGCCTTCTCGACGGCCTTCTCCAGTGCCTTGCGCAGGTCGTCGGCGCCCTTCAGCTTGAAGCTGACAGTCATCGGGCGACCTGCTTCTTCGCCAGGGCTCGGACGAAGCGGCGCAGACGACGGCGGCGTTCATCCTCGTAATCGGCCAGGTTGGCCCGGCACTCGCCACACAAAGCGTTAGCGTCCGGGGTCTCTCGCCGGGGATGCAGGAAACAGGTGTTGGCCATCAGAACCCCAGCGAGATCTTGGAGTAGCTGTGCGTCCCGGTGAAGCCGACGAGGTTGTCGACGACCACGATGGGCGGGGTGGTCCCATCGGGCAGCGTGATGCGGTCAGAGATGTCGATGACCCTGGTGCTCGCCACGTACCAGACGCTACTGACCGACACCGTCTCGCCGTTGGCGTCACGGACGAAGCCGGACTTGTGGCTGCCGTACGCCGACCAACTGGTACCGCTGCCGTAGGACGGCTGCCCGTAGTTGTCGTGGGAGGCGCGGGTCGACACGGTGACCGTTTGGTTTAGGAGGTCCCTCAAGCCGCCCAGGCCGTCGCTATCGAAGCTCATTCGGGGGCCTCCTTGTTCACCGCCGGCTTGATGCCGTCCGCGGCGGGGTACAGCGTCGGCATATCGAGGGGGCCGATGATGGACTGGCTACGGGGCATGCCGAACTCGTCGGTCGCGGGGAGTTCCTCGTCGGACGTGTTTGCCTCGTCGTCCTCGTCGGACGTGTCGATGGTGACGGTGACCCTGTGCTTCTCGACGTCCCCCCCGGCAGCCCCCAGGAGGACGGTCTCCCTGACGATTTCCGTGGCGGCCCCGCTCAGGGCGGTGGCCCGCACGGCGTGGGTGGGCGTCTCGGCTGTCTGCTTGACCCTGGCCGCCTCGACCACGGCGCCCACCTCGCGGGCGAGGACGTCACGCCTGATGACACCGACGATCTGGCCGAAGTCATCACGCACGATCTCGGACACTTCGCTCTTGCCGACGGGGGCGGTGGGTTCTGTGGCGGGCGGCGCCTCCGTCCCCTCCTCCGCCGGGGGGAAACCGAGGCGACGGCGCACGAGGGCATTCACGGTGGGGTCACCACCATCGAGGAGACCGGCGCCGGCTGCGGCCACCACGGCCTCGGTGAAGGCGGCGGCGTCGGGCGGGCGGATCTCGCCGTAGGTGAGTCGCGGGAGGTTGGCCAGGTCGAATCCGTTGAGCTCGAACAGGCGGGGCACGGCCACGTCGTTGAGGACGGCCTCGATCTCTCCCAGCCAGGCGCCGAGGGCGACGTCACTGAGGTCGCGCTTCTCGACGGCGAGGGCCTGCGTGCCGACACGCTCATGACCGAGGAGCAAGACGTCTTGCAGCAAGCTCATGGCGATCGCCCTGGAGTGACGGGCTACCACCTTGTCCGTGTCGAACTGGCGGGCCCCGCCGGAGGTGAGGAGGGTCAGCTCGATGCTCCGGTTGCCGCTGTCGTCAGGCAGGTGCGGGAGGAGCACTCCCTCCTGCTCGTCACGCCGGAGGTTGCGGACGATGTGCTGCAGCTCGCTGTAGTTGCGTGCCAGGTAGTCGGCGTCGCAGTAGATCACCGGCAGGCCTGCCAGGTCCCGCTCGATGCCGATGGCCTCGATGGCCTCGATCTTCTTCTTGAAGTAGTGCGGCTTGTACGCCGTGCGCAGCACCGACTCGCCCATCGCCGAGCGGTCGTTCGTCCGGAACAGCAGGAGCTTGGCGATGGGGATCTCGACGGTCCCGAGGCCCGAGGCCTGCTGCTTGACCGACTGGATGCCGCCGTGGTCGTCGTAGTCGAAGCAGGAGATCGTGTGCTGCGGGAGAAGGGAGTGCTTGCGCCAGCCAATGAGGCCGTCGTCGTACTTGGACCGCTTGGTGGGGTCGCTCTGGGCTGGGCCCTGGCGGCGCTTGTACACCTGCTCGAACACGCTGAAGCCGAAGGGCAGGAACGTCAAGACGTTCGAGATGAACGCCGGCCACGTGTGGCTCATGTCGTCGAGGCACGACCGCAGGAACTCCGCCCGCTCGACGTCGGCCGGTGCGCCGCTGGCCGGCTCCACGTCCCACTCCACTGCCCGCAGGGTGGCGTCGATGGAGAAGAGGACGGCACCCACGATGGGGTCGGTGAGCATCTCCCGGTAGACCTGGGCGGCCCGCTGTCCGCGCAGTTCGGGCAGGTACTCGTCGACCTGCATGCCCCCCTTGCGCCGGAGGCCGTGGTTGGCCATCTCGACGAACGGCTCCTTAGGAGCCTCCTTCGCCACCGCCACAGGCGGCGGGACGGGCTCGGACGGACGGCGGAACAGGCCCACTACCTGGCCTTGAGGATGGCGGCGATGAACCCCTCGGGCGAGCCCAGAGCCTTGGCCAGGGCGTGGAGGTGGAGGCCGTCGGGGCGGGTCCATCCCAGTTCCCAGTTGGTGATGCTGCGCCGGCTGGCACCGGCCCGCTTGGCGAGCTCCTCCTGCGACCAGCCCTTCTGGAGCCGGGCGGTACGGATGGTGGCGCCGGCCTCGGTGCGGGGCTCGCCCTCGGCGGCCTTCTCCTCGAGTTCGGTCGCCACCATCTCGGCGAACTTCTCGGCGGCCTGCTGGATGGAGATGCCCAGCTCCCTGGCCATCTCGGCGATGCGCTGGGAGGCAGAGGGCTGGGGCTCCTCGGCCGGCTGGGGGGCCTCGGCCGGCGCCTCGTCCTCGGCCTTCCGGGCGTCGACGTAAGCGTCCCGCACGGCAGGGCTGACGCGCTCCAGGGCCTTCATGAGGGCGAGTTCCCGGGGGACACCGGTCCGGGCCAGGTCTTTGACGATGGACTCCACCTCGGCCATAGCGGCGTTGCGAGCCTTGGCGAGGAGCATCAGAGCGCCGGGGTTGGCCGGATTCTCCACCCTGTCGATACGCGACAGTCGGAGATTGCGGAGTCGGTGGGTGGGTTCCATTGCTACAGCGCCTCTCTCTCGGCTTTGCCCTCGATGCTGAATGCGGTCTTGCTCGTCTTGGCGCGCTCATAGGCCGCCCTATCTTCCAGGTACACGCCCACCCACCACGCTCCGGGGAGGGCGTCCTTGGCCAGGCCGAGGGCCTCGAGCTTGTCCGGGGTGAACACCATGGACTCGACAATGACCCCGTCCGTGTCGCCGGCATGATCCTCGCCCGAGACGCCACCATTACCGATGAACTCGTACGCGGCGACCTCCAGGTCGGCGAGGGCGATTTGGTCCCCGTGTGCGTCTGTGACGGGCGCACCGTCCGCCAGTACCGCGATGGATGCAAAACCGAAGACGGTCTGGAGGGAGTCGTCAGCCTTGGTCAGCTTGCAGGTGATGGTGACGCCGACGTCGCTAGCCACTCTTCTTCGCCCTCTTCGGCTTCTCTGGGGCCGGCGGGGGCGGGTTCGCCTGCGCCTCCAAGCCAGCGACCTCGGCCTGGAGGGCGGCGACACGGGCTCGGTTCACCTCGTTGTCGTCCAGCCGCCCACGCCGGATTGCTCTCACCAGCTCGTGTAGGCGCTGACGGGCGTCGGCGAGGGTGAATGCGTTGGGCATCAGACGGCGCTCCTGTCGTGGAGGGGGTTGCGGTGCTCGGCGTCGGGCTGGCCGCCGAGCCTGGTCAGTAGCCGATCACGGAAGGGAACAGGGACCGCACGGAAGACACTGGCCCGGATCTCCTCCATGACCTTCTCGTGGAAGGAGACATTGCGCGCCACCACGCCGAGGTCGAGGAACTCGGCCATCGTGGCGGCGGCCCTGTCGAGGTCGGCCTTCAGCCGGACCATGGCCGTGCCCATGTCGCCCTCGGCCTTGTGCCTCTTCGCCTCTTCGTCCAGCCGTGCCTGGACGGCCGCCAGACGCTTGGCCTCAGCCTTGGCGGCTACCTCGAAACGGACGGCTGCCTCGAGTCGCTGGGTGGCGATGGTGGCGGCCACCGACGCCCGCTCCAGTCGGGCCAGTTCGTTGGCCACGGACTTGTCGCCCTGGGCGAAGCGTGCGGCGAGAGATTCGTACGACTCGGTGACGGTGGGAGTTCGAGCCATGAGAAAAGCGCCTCCAGAGAGTCGGGGGAGATCCGACGCTCGGGGCGCTCATGTCTCTCTGGCCATTGTAGCGCATTGCTGGGTAAGGGTGCGTATTGGGGAAATCACTGAGTACGCCAATGTCGTGTGTCTTGTCGCTTCCTATCGCATCATGTCGCCCGGGGCCATATGTGCTTTGGGGGCCTTGAGTGCTGGGGTGAAGTGGCCGATGATCTTGGTGGCAACCCCGCCACTAGAGAGGAACTTCAAATGCAACCGAGCATCGGAATTCACATCGACAGCCACCCCGAGATGGACGACGACACCTTCGCCAGGGCGTGGGCGCTGGCCCAGCCGATCATCGCCGCGGCCATGGGCGGGTTGAAAGTGCGGCTCGAGAGGGAGACCGGGCTCCAGATGGTGGCCCGGCTCGAGGGCTAACAACTGAGGACAAAGCCGCTATATGCCCAGCGCGCCACGGCGATGATGTCGCCGTGGGCGGTGCTGGTGGCGGCGTTCACTTCAGGTCCCTCACCACGGCCGTGGCGCCTCCCGCCACCCCGCCATCGTGCCGTTCATGTCGACGTGCGCCTGCTTCTCGAGGGACAGCTTCCTCAGGCCGGCGTTGAAATCGGGCAGTTCCATGCTGAGCGCCTTCTTCCTGGCGCGTTCGGAGGCGGCTGCGCCGGCATCGGCGAAGTGGTGGACGGCCATCGCCACCGCCACGGCCTGGTCGTCGTGCTTGCCCGAGGTGTGGTCGATGCGGTACTGCCCCACGCCCCGTTCGACGAGCTTCACCTGGGCCAGCTCGGTGACGAGGGCCTCGTCGTTGGGCAGGCCGACGGTGCGGTCGCGCAGGGCGACGTACAGGGCGCGGGCCAGGCGGTCGATGTTGGCCGCGGTGAAGGTGAACTCGGTGGCGGAGATGCCGGCCTTCCTGATCCCCTGGGCCAGGAGGTACGCCTGGCTCGGATCGAAGACGAGCGCGGCCTTGCCATAGGCGTTGGACAGCTCGATGACCGCCGCCTGTACCTCCAGCAGATCGACGGGGTGGATCCGACTGCCCGTCCAGCGGACGATCCGGTCGACGACGATGCGACTGTCCGGCTCGAGGTGGGCGACGGCTAGGGCGGTGGCGTCCTTCTTGACACCGATGTCCAGGGCGAGGACGTACGTCCGTCCCTTCTGGGGCTCGAGGACACCCTCGTGGGTGACGCAGGCCCGGACGTCGTCGAGGCTGGTGAGCTTGTCGTCGGAGGCGGCCCACTGGCACAGGACGAGACGGGCGAACTCGGCCGGCATCAGGTCCGCCCGTGCGGCTTCGACGTCTGCCTCGCTCCACCAGGGTGTCGGGCCGGGCACCTGGCTCGTGTACCAGGTCTTCGGGTCCTTGACGGCCCGCTCCCAGAGCTTGTAACTGGGGTGGCTGGGGTCGCCCGGGGTGGTCAACACGAGGGCCCTGGAGTCCTTCACCTTGGGCAAAGCGGACATAAGTGCCGACATCAGGCGTCTGTGGTTGCCCGTCTCGGGCCAAGCGGCCACCTCGTCGATGGCCAGCACCCAGGGACGGAGGCCCCAGGCGGAGGCACTGTCGCTGGCCAGCACCTCGACGCTCGCCCCGTTGGTGGCCAGCACCCGCTTCGCCTCGACCTTGACGGGCAGGCCCGGCGTCCGGGCGACGATCCCGGCCATGCCATCGTGGATGAGCCCGGCCTGGTCGGAGTCGACGGCCACGAGGTACGAGCGACTCCGGGCCGGTGCGACGGTGGCGAGGAGGGCCAGCAGCAGGGCCCCTGCGTCGGTCGACTTGGACGCACCACGGGAGCGGAGCCAGTAATGACGTCTCGGCGTGCCGGACAGGAAGGCCCGGGCGTCGTCCAACTGGAACTCGTAGGCGGCGTCGGCCCACCGTCTGCCGTCCTCGAGTCTCAGGCCGCCCAGGACGGACAGGGTGTCATTGCTCATCGTCTGCCTCCGAATGGCTTAGAAGCGCCTCGGGGGGCGCCACACGGGCTTCCAGTGCGGCACGGCCGGCGGCCATGATGCCGTCGAGGTCGTAGGCGCTGGCCTGTGCGTCGACTCGTTCCTTGGCCAGCTGTGCCTCCGAGCGGGGGTCGAGGCCGAGCTTCTCCCTCATCTGGGCCGCCATGCGCTCGAACTCGACCAGCCGGCGCACGCCGGGACGCTCGTTGCCGTCCTTGTCGAAGATGCCGTCGGCGAACCAGCGGGCGATGAGTAGGGCCCGTGCCTCTGCTCTGGCCCAGGCGGCCACGGCGAACGGATGGCGCTCCAGGTCGGGACGCTGCTCGAGGATGCCGGCGGTGAGGGCCTCGGCCACCGGCTCGATGGCACGGGGAGACGTAGCGCCAGACTTGACGCTGAGCACGTGGCCTGGCTGGAACGGGTCCCAGGAGTAGCCACGGGCGGGGAGTCCCATCAGCGTGCCCCGGTCCAGCCGCACTCGAGGCATCGCCAACGGGGGACACGGTCGAAGCTGGACGGTGGCAGTACCCGTATCGCACCGCACCGGGGACACTCGGCACCGGCACAGCCGCACTCCACCGTCAGTTCGTCATGGACGGGACAGACGTCACGGTCTCTCACCTGGGCACCTCTTCGGTCTGAGGCGCTCCAGGCGCTCTGGGTGGACTGCATGGATCGGGGGCCATACATCGGGTCAGTTGACATAACCAGTATTACCGGCGGTCCGGGTGTGCCGTGACCTGCGGTTATGTGCGCCGTCCGTCCGTCCCGCACGGCTGCATACGTGCATAACGTCCTGACCAGCACTTCCGCCCTGGCCGGCTGGGGTGACTAGCCCGTGGCTATACATGTTGTGCGCGCATCAATCTGGCCCGTGCGGGCCAATGTGCCAGTTGCTTCCGCCCGTTGAACCCCCACCGGAAGCCCCTTGCCGTTCCTTGGCGCGCTGGGCATATAGCGGCTCCAGCTCCAGGGCCACCGAAGGTCTTCGCTGACCGTGATCGTCGCCACGTTCAGCGCCTCGGCGCCAGTTGCTTCCGCCCTGGTTGCTTCCGCCCTGCGTGCCTTCTCGTCCCGCGTGTCCCCCTATAGGGGGGGGGACACGGGGACGTAGGTCGGCAGGTGTGTCCCGGGACGTAGGTGGGACGTACGTCGGGACTACGGTTGACCTGCGGTTATGCATCGGCGTCCTTCCGGAACGGACGCACACTGACGTGTACCCTCGCCCTTCCCTCGGGGACGTAGGTCAAAACGGACAAATAGCCCTCTTGGACGAGCCGCTGGATGGCGATTCTCTTGGCCGTCGCCTTCCCCGAGAAGGCAGCCTCGAGGGCCCGGGCGCTCAGCCCATCGGGGGCAGCCTCGGCCGCTCGGCTGGCACGCTCCATGAGCACCGTCGGGCGAAAGTCGCCGTCCGAGTTGTCAACGCTCGGTGCCCGAATTGCCACCTCGGTGATGGTCCCTCCATCGTCCGAGGCGAGGTGGAACTCGCCCACGAAGCTGCGCTTGGCCCCGGCGCAGTGGCGGCGCACCTGTCCGGGGCGGTCTTTGGTGACGATGAGCCTGGCCATGCCGGCGCAGCCCCTGGCGAAGGGCGTGACCACGTCGAGCACGTAAGCCGCCCCCGACAGGCCGGCGAGCTTGTGCTGGCCCCCGATGGCGTAGCGGCCCCGGGAGTCCTTCGACTTGACCACATGGTCGAGGCACAGCACGGCCGGGCCCCAGTCGGCCAGCTCCCGAGGCAGCAACTTCACCCACTTGGCCACGTCGGCGTTCTTGTCGGGGTCCCAGCCGTGAAGCGCCATGGCCTCGGTGACGCCGTCGATGATCGCCAGGCGGGTCTGATACCTCACCACCGTGTCTTCCAGGCTGTCCATACCTCGGCTCGTCAGCGGGCCGTCGGGCCGGACGTAGTGGAAACGCTCGAAGATGACGTCGGGGTCGACACCAAGCGCGAGGAGGCGCTCCACCACGCCGTCCTCGGTGTCCTCGCAGTCGATGTACAGGACGTGCTCGCCGAGGTCCATGCGCTCGGCACAGGCGAGGAGGGCCAGCCAGCCCTTTCCCGACTCAGGCTCGGCCGACAGCCAGTGCAACCGGTGTCTGTAGAGGAGCACCACGCCGTCCGTGCGGGTGAGCATGGTGGGCTCGACCTTCGGGCCTTCACCCGAGAGGGCGTCAGCGAGATCGATGGGTGCCCACGAGGTGGGCGCCTCGGCCGCTTGGCCGTTGCCCGCCGCCGGCAAGGCCTCCGGCCTGGCGTAGGAGCCACCGCCAGGCACGGGGCCGTGGTCGGTGACCTCACCGTCGGGCCAGCGTCGCTTGACTCGGTCCCCTTCGACGAAGGCGCCGAGGGCGGGCTTCACCAACTGCTTGTCCATGCGGGCGATGATCTCGGTGGAGGGGGGCAGGGTGCTCACGCCCCCACCCCCACCCCGAAGTTCTCGATAGCCCACAGCAGAGCCTCGAGGGGAGTCCGACTACCTTCCATGGCGCTGAGGTGCGCGTAATACAAGGCCTTGCTGTTCAGGTGTTGCAGTCGGAAGACGAGTTCGACGGCTTGCCGCTGGTGACCTTGAGTCTCGAGGGCTTCAAGGTCTGGCCTACTCACCTTCCCCGGCCGGCTCGGTGGCGATGCAGGTGTCAATCTCGCCGAGCAGGGCGAGCAATGCCTCGTAGGCGGCGAGGGCAGCCGCCTGGCAGTTGGGGCATTCCCGCTGCACCCTGATGATGACGCAGGTGCCAACGGCGTAATCCAGATCACGCAGGAGGTCGGCCTTCGGCAACGGGGGGAGGACGAACTTCGTCACCGGCCGCTCCGTGGAGCAGAGCTGCGCTAAGGGATCGAAGTTGCCATCGGCATTTGGTACAGTGTTCATAGCGGTACTCCGTTTCTCCCTGCTGGTCACAGGGACTTGGTGGGTCAAGTCGGCGCCTCCCTTCGGGGAGGCGTTCGGCTATGAGACCTTCACTTCGCTGACACGGCGATACAGGTCGACGGCCCGGCGAAGGACCCATGTCATTGGTCGGCCTTCCTGCTCGGCGAGCGCCCGTAGCCAGTCCGCCTCTTCGGCCCGTAGCACGACATGGATGGAGCCCATTTCTGCCTTAGGCGGCCGCGGCATCGCTGTCACCTCCGACGACGAGCAGGGCGGCAATGCGCGCAAGGACGGCGGGATCAATCATCTTTGGGGGAAGCCCCTGGGCGGCGCACTCCTCGGCCACCCGAGCCGCTAATTCCGTTCGCACTCAACCCTCCGATAGAACCCGATTCACGATGACGGGGGCTGTCATCCGAGCTCTCGGGGGGAGCTCCACGAACGTCCATAGAAGTATATCAGGCGTGAAACACGACGCCGGGAGAATGCCTCACACCCGCCAGACGACCTCGACCTCGGACGGGTCGAAGTGCCGCCGTCCGGACTGGACGGGCTTGATGACCACCCGCTCGACGAGGAGCCGCAGTAGGGCCTGTCGCTGGTCGAGGTCGGCCCCCTCCCACCACTTCCGCAGCTGCTTGGCACCGGACGGTAGGTCGACGGCGAGGCGACGCCCCGTCTCCCGGGCCAGGGCCCTCCGGGCGTCCTCGATCTTCCCCAGCAGGCTGGTGCGCATCCGCTTCCATGTGGGCAGGTCGACGCCGCCCTCCTCGTAGTCGGCCTCCAGGGCCGCCAGGCGGGCCTCGTAGCCCCGTACGACCTCCGCTAGTCCCTTGGCCTGGCCGTCGTCCCCCTGGTCCTTCAGGGCCCTCGAGAGCCCCTCGGTGTCGAGGCGGTAGAACACCCGGGCCAGCACCTCGGCCTCGACGGGCTCGGCCAGCCGGGACACGGCGTGCGGACAGCCGACGGTGTAGCAGCCGTACCGGCGGGCAGTGGGCTTCGGCTTGGCGGCCATCTTGCCAAGGCAGGTGCCGCAGACGGCGAAGCCGGTCAGGAGGTAGGAGCGGGCGGGAGCGGGCCCCGTGCGGCTCCCCAGCAGGGCCACGAGGGCCTCGTGCTCGTCGGGGGTGACGATGGCGGGCCAGACGGCGGGATAGGTGGCCCCCTGGTGGTCCCTGAGGCCAGCGATGCGGCCGGACACGAGGATGCGCCGGACGTTCATCGGGTGCATCCCCCACTCGCGTCCCAGGGACTTGAGCGAGGCGCCGGCCAGTACCTTCCTGGCGCCCTCTCGGACGAGGGCCGCTTCGCTCTCCCGCACCGTCACCTTGTCGGGCTCGAAGCCGAACGGCCGGTTACCCCCGGCGGGCTTGCCCGCCCTCGCGGCCCGCAGGACGCCGTCTTGGATTCGCTCGGACATCTTCTCGCTCTCCCGGGCCGCCCAGACGGCCAAGGTGCGAGCCTGAGCCCGCCCGTCGGCGGTGGTCAAGTCGAACTCCCCGGACTTGAGCGTCACCACCGGCACCTTGAACTCGGTGGCCACGTCGATGAGGTCTTCCCTGTCCCGCATCGTGCGCCCGAGGCGGTCGTCGGAGAGGGCCACGACGGCCCTGACCCGGCGAGCCTTGATGGCCACGACCATGGCCAGGTAGGCGGGCCGCTTCTTCCGGGCGAACCGGCTAGCCGAGAGGTCATTGTCGGTGAAGACCTCGGCGACCCGCCAGCCCCGGCGCTCGATCTCGGCCCGACAGGCGGCCTCCTGGTCCTGCACCTTGAACGCCAGGCCCTCGCGGTCCTGGCTGATGCGGCAGTAGACAGCAGCTGCGGTGGTCATGGCTCAAGGGTAGCGCACACCGGGTCGATAGAGTGATACGGTCTTCGCCGCCGGCTTCCATCCCGCCCTGTGCCGGGAGACGGCCGCCTGGGCCTGGGACCGGCACCGGCGCGACCTCGTCGAGCTGCTGGTCCTCGACGGAGAGCCGCTCACCGCCGCTACGGCGCC